AGATTGAAAAAGATGCAAATCAGATTGGTAAAGACACACGAAGAGGAAAAGGAAACATTCTGATGACTTCATCTGATGTTGCCTCTGCCCTTCAGATGGCCGGTATGTTGGATTATGCTCCTGCAATGAGCACAGATCTGAATACTGATACTGCATCTTCAACTTTTGCCGGAGTTCTTAATGGTCGGTATAAAGTATATGTTGATCCATATGCTGATGCGAATGCAGCAGAATTTTATTGTGTAGGTTATAAAGGTGATTCACCGATGGATGCTGGAATTTTCTATTGCCCATACGTTCCGTTGCAAATGGTTCGTGCGGTTGATAGTTCTAGTTTTCAACCACAGATTGCTTTCAAAACACGTTATGGTCTGGTTGCAAACCCATTTGCAGAAAATGCAGATGCTTCAACTGGTCGTATAACAGGTGATTTGACATCCAATCCTCACCTTAATGTATATTACAGAAAAGCTGCAATTTACAACTTGATGTAATTCTTGACCTACATATAGTAGGATTTCAGAAAGGGAGTAGAGAAATCTGCTCCCTTTTTTTGTTTGTAGTGATAATTTTCCAGTGAGGCTGCAATGATTATAGTGATAGGGAATGGTCAATCAAAATCTATTTCAGATTTCAATCTTTTCAAAAAACATACAACATATGGTTGTGATTACATTTATCGTAAATTCATACCAAACCATTTAATTTGTCAAGATATCGATGCACAATTGGAATTGATAACTAATGACCTAACAAAAAAATACAAGTGTTATTTTAGGGGATTTGATTTAATTCCAAGTATGCATTATGACATGCTCAAACAGACAACCAATAAAAAATATAAAATCGGAGAGAATCAACCAAAAACGGATAATTTTATTCAATTTGCACATGAGGGAGTTATGTATTTCATTTGGATTGATTCATCTGATCCAACTGAAAATATTGCTTGGTGGTCAGATAATACATTTGAAGAATGGGTTTCTGATACAGTTGCACTCCGTCTGGCCTGTCAACAAAATCCTAGTGAAACATTTTTTTATTGTGTGGGATTTGATTATTATCACGATCAAACAAAAGATGGTATATTTCTTGTATCTTCTATTACAGAATTTCATGATGAAAATCAAGATTCTTGGATTGGTCAACACAAACACATCGAAGAGGAATACCCAAATTCTAAATTTATTTTTGTTGGAAAAGACATGGATTATGGCGAGTTTGAAAATCTGTTGAATAAATAGTATAGAAGGACTAAAAAAGGAAATTCATGGCCGCAGCAAATAAAGTACCAGACAATTTAAATTATCTTTCGGGTATCAGTTTTCGATTGACAATGCAAGATGCACCAAATCTAACTTGGTTTTGTCAATCTGCGAATGTGCCTGGTGTATCAATTGAAGGCATTGATGTACCTACACCACACGCCACTATACCTTTTGCTGGGAATAAAGTTTCGTTTGAAGAATTGTCTGTCAGATTTATTGTTGATGAGCATATGAAAAATTGGACAGAAATTTATGATAGAATTATTGCAACTGGTCTAACAGAAGGACATGAAAAATATAGACTTCTCAAGGCATCAAATACACTTCATCCAAGAGGTGGTATAGTTTCAACTGTTGTACTTACTGTTCTAACAAGTGCAATGAATCCCCAAATGGAATTTCATTTTTACGATGCTTTTCCAATTTCTCTTTCTGCACTTGATTTTGATAGTGCAAATACTGATTTAGAATATTTTACTGCTACCGTAGGATTTCGTTACGTAAACTATGAAATAAAGAATCTATTGAATAATTAAGGTTATTATGAAAATTGAAGATATTATGGAAATGTGGGGGGAGGACTCTCACATTGATGATAAAGATTTGGACAATGAATCATTGAAAATACCCAATCTACATCAAAAATACTTAGACATATATTCCAAAGAAAAACGAAAGTTGAGTGATCTCAAAACTCACTGGAAAGTTCTTTTTCAACAACGTTGGGAAGTGGTTATTTCTAAGAACGGCCGGGCGCCCGATCACAACATACGAATTTCAAAATCCGAATTAGAAAAACATTACGTTGCAGCTGACGAATCATTGCAGAAAGCGGAGAAGATCTTGAACGAACAAGAAGGAAAAGTAGACTACCTGAAATCGGTTCTTTCGATGCTTGAGAATCGAAGTTTTCACATTAACAATGCAATCAACTGGAGAAAATTTGTTGCAGGACTTGGGTGATCATGCAGATTTTGATGGAAAAAGAGAACGAGGTATATCTGCGACTCTCTTGCGAGCCGGGAGTGAAGATGGAACTCAATCACTATTTCCGATTTCATCCAAAAGATTATCAATTCATGCCGATGTTCCGAAGGAGAAAGTGGGATGGTTATGTTTATCTTTACAACATGGACAGTGGCAGAATATATTATGGATTAAAAAATAGAATACAACGTTTTGCGAGTGATAGAGAATATGAACTTATTGATCAAACAAATGATTCAATCGAACACATATCCAATGAAGATTATCTGAAGTTTCTTATATCATTTCCCTGTGAATATAAACTAAGAGATTATCAAAATAATGCAATACGACATTCAATTAATGAACGAAGATGTGTACTTCTCTCACCTACTGCATCAGGCAAATCTCTTATCATTTACTATCTGGTACGATATTATTTTCCACAAAAATCACTAATCATTGTGCCAACACTTTCGTTGGTAAGTCAGATGTATTCTGATTTTGAATCTTATGCAGACAAAGGATTTGAAGTCGAAAAATTCGTCCACAAGATTTTTGGAGGACAGAAAAAGGAAACAGAAAAACCGATTATAATCTCAACATGGCAATCTTTGTATGAATAGAAAAAAGATTTCTTCACAGATTTTGAATTGGTGATTGGAGATGAGGCTCATTTGTACAAAGCAAAGTCACTTACTAAAATAATGAAAAATTTAGAAAATGCACCTTATCGAATAGGAACAACTGGAACTCTTGATGATGTAGAAGTACATAAATTAATATTAGAGGGGTTGTTTGGTTCTACAAGAAAAGTAACAAGTACCAGAGAACTTATAAAAAAGAAGACACTATCAACAATTGCAATACGGTGTCTTGTTCTTAAATACTCTAAAGATACGGCCGCAAAAATTACAAAATCAAATTATCAAGAAGAAATTGATTTTTTGGTGGGTCATTCTGAAAGAAACAAGTACATATGTAACCTAGTAAAAGGACTTACAGGGAATACATTGGTCTTATTTCAATTGATAGAGAAACACGGCAACATTTTACATTCAATACTGAAAGAAATAATTGATTCTTCCAGAAAAATCTTTTTTGTTTATGGAGGAACAGATGCAGATTCAAGAGAAAAAGTCAGAGAACTTGTCGAGAAGGAAAAGGATGCTATTATATGTGCAAGCTATGGCGTATACAGTACCGGCATCAACATTAGGAATCTTCATAACATTGTTTTCGCTTCTCCTTCTAAGAGCCGTATTAGAAATTTACAATCAATAGGTAGAGGATTGAGAAGATCAGAAACAAAAGAGGCTGCAACTCTTTATGATATTTCCGATGATTTGAGTTATAAAGGTAAAAAGAATTATACATTAAATCATTTTATGGAACGAGTGAAGATCTACACAAGTGAACACTTTCCATATCATATCTATACTATTCCAATTCAAACCGTCACAGACTCATTATAACAATTTTTAGACAAAAAGTCAAGTGTTTTTTTTTATTTTTTAACTTGACAAATTTAACTTGACAAATACGATAAAATTTGTTATACTTATACAATGAACTTAAAAAAGAAAGGAAGGTGATTGTGGCTCGGAAGAAACAACATTATGTTGACAATGAAAAATTTCTGGTAGTAATGTCGGATTATCGTGAAGAATATTTACAAGCAAAGGATGATGAAGAAGAATTGCCTGTAATACCAGATTATGCAGGAGAGTGTTTCCTTAAAATAGCAGAACGATTATCCCATAGACCAAATTTTATAAATTATGCATTTCGTGAAGAAATGGTAAGTGATGGAATAGAAAATTGTGTGATGTATGCTGGTAATTTCAATCCAGAAAAATCAAAAAATCCATTTGCATATTTTACTCAAATCATATATTTTGCTTTTTTGCGAAGAATAGAAAAAGAGAAAAAACAATTATATATTAAGTACAAAACGATGGAAGAATATAGTTCTTTAGAAGACCATGTGGATATGGGAGAAATGAGTTCGGAAGATTCAATGGCCGTTTCTGCTGGTGCATCACCTTTGACAGCTGATAAACGTGTTTCTATTCAAGAGTTCATATTCGCATTTGAAGAGAAGAAACGAAAGAAGAAAAAGGTTAAACCTGCCAAGGAAGATGATAATATCGTTTCATTTTCTCCCCTGACATTTTACATAGACAGAGCCCACGCATGAAAATTGCATTAATAACTGATACTCATTTTGGTGCCAGAAATGATAGTCTGATTTTTTCAGATTTTTTTCGTAAGTTTTATGAAAATGTATTTTTTCCTACTTTGAAAGAAAGAGGAATATCAGATGTTATTCATTT